CCTCTGCCTCAAGAGCATCACTCACGTCATGCCATTCCAGTACAGTGGATCCCATTCCATTCCCAATATCATGCGTCAAATTAGCTGCAATCAAATCCTGTACACCACTCATCCGGCTTTCAGCGATTCTCAATACAGTCTCATCCAATGTTTTCCACTCATCCCTTCTCAGGACAGCAGTGTTATTGGTAAGGGACACAGAATAGTTCTCAAGTTTCTTGGGATCTCCTCCGTTGAATACCTGGATGTAACTCTTGTTATCCCTGCCGATAAAGGGCTTCATTGTACCTACATTCAAGCGGCCTCCTGCTTGAACAACGTGTTGGGCGACTGCGCCTTGCGCTTGCCCATTATGCATTAAATCTACACTCATTTTTTCTCCTCCTTTCTTAAATTATACGAACCTGAATACGGCCCGTTGCGGTTAAATTAGCTGAATCACTCAAATCCACTGCCTCCAGCGCCTGTCCCACGATTGGGTTGGGCGGTACGGTAATGGATCCGGCAGCTGATGGATTTTCCCAAGATTCAGTTTCTGAAACATGAACCTGAAGGGCACCCGCGCCGTTGGATTCTAAAAAATCACCAATTGCCGCAGTTTGACCATCTGCAAGAAGGGCATACACGATGTCCCCCCGGCGTGGAATCAAAACCTGGATCTTGGTACTCACTCCATAAGCAGTGTCAATGCCGTATCCCTGAAGTTCATCTTCAAGTGCGAACATTGGAAGAGAATTGCCCTCAGCAGAACTGTGAGCTTGAACGGTCCCGGAACTAGTCAGCTCCAGAAGCATACCAGGTGTGATCGCAACCGCTGTTGCGGTGTACTCTTCCTGTACCTTGGTATAGCTTTTAATTATAATACTATTCTTAGCCATTATTTATCCTCCTTTCCTTGTGCTGCGTACTCAACCGGCAACTCGACTTGTTCGCCAGAAGTAGCTTGTCCACCTCCAGCAGCCTGACCGGAATAATCAGCAGGTTGTTTAATTGATTTCGAAACATTCTCCAGGGTCTTATCATCCATGGCATTCAGGGTTTCTTCTTCCCAAACCTCCTTGGTGTTATCCAGAATACCCTTCACGAGAGCTGCCCGGTTTTCCTTATAGAGCTTCACACCACCTTCAACTTCTGCCTTCATTGCATCCGGCATGCCTTTGGTGTGGTCTTCAATGGTCTTTTTACCAGCGTTGTAATCAATGATTACCTGGTCTTTATTTGCCTGAATTTCCTCTGCGGATTGCTCCGCTTTCTCAGGGACCATCGGTGACATTTTTGCAATGGTTGCCTCATCTTGAGTTAACAACCATTCTCTGTCCTTTGGCATCCAGTGGGTCTGCTTATTTGAAATAAGCGCATCCACTTTAGCCTCACCACAGAGGGTTCCTTCTGTACTCATGTTACCTCCTTTATTTACACTATTTATACTTGGCTTTGTACGCCGCATTTTATTTGTGACATACTCCACTTTCTTTTTGACCTCAACCCGGGAACCTTCGAAAGCAATATTACTATTGTCATCCAAGGAATACCCCTGTTTGTAGAGTGTTTTCCCACCTCCTTCAGCCCAATAGCTGTAGACAATCTCACTATCATACACTTCCTCAATGTAATGATAGCCATCGCCTGTATTTAGACCTTGTAATTTGGCGGTGAGGGCTTGTTCAATTTCACGAAATCCCACCTCATTTATGAGGGGAGATACAACTAAGCCTTGTTGGCTCAGTTCTTGGAAGGTTTTAAATCTGTCCTTCACGTCATTACCTCCTTTCTGATAATTACGAATCCCACAGCCATCCTCCCACGAGCACGCACCACGATCTCCGGGCAAGAGAGCTAAATGGTCAGGCCTGTAGTTGTAGGCAATAGATTTGTAGGTTTCTCCGTTCCACTCAGCACCTTCCTGAGCGATTTCAGAGTCATTAAACACACCAACACTAACCTCCAACGGCTCCATCTTCTCTATTGAAGACAGAGCTTCTGCAGATTTAGCGCTAATTTTCTCATAATCAATCCACGCTTCCGCTTTCAATCCATTATCATAATAGGTATTAAAAATCCTACCTACTGACGATACATCTAAAACTTCCGGTGCATTGGCTGAGACAGAGTCCCCATCCGCCTTTGGGTGGGAAATGGTAACAGGTATTCCATCCCAAGCTTCTGTCCATTTAGCCAATTCGTCACCCTTGTGCAAAATCGGCCCTTTGTTTCCGCTATGAACACCCTCTACCATCATCACCACAGGGACAACCACATGTTTTTTACCATCCATCATTTCCTCCCGGATGGTGTAGTTGTTAATTACAAATTGCAGCGTTTGCAATTGTCGATCTACTATTACTTCCATAATATTGGTTTTTCATATTTAAAAAATACGCAACTGCCATTATCCTTAAAATCTTTTAACATTGTAAAATGCTCTGAGTGTTTTTCTATGAACTCAACGGGGGCCAAAAACTTCTCCCAATCTGGTTTCCGTTCTCCATTTCTCCGCCTTAAATAAAAATAGTAATCCATCAACCCAAACACCGTCACCCCAGGTATGAAATGAGGTTCCAATATCTTTACTGAATCTATAAAAATAGGATTACACTTAGGGGCATCAAATATGCATATCTCAATCGGTGCTCGTTTGAAACTCCGGAAACGGTCCGGGATCCTCCCTTGTATCATTTTAACATTATTGTAAATCTTGGTAATATTTTCCCGATAAATTGGGCGAAGATTTTGACCAGGTACCAAGGTGACGTTCTCCTGAGCGGCCTTGCGAACCTCTGCCTCATTGGCACACCATCGGTCAAAAGCCCAAAACGGTTTATTGTACCCCGCTTCCACCAATCCTTCTAATAATGCAGCACTGGTCGCTCCTAACCAACAACCTACCTCCATAGCCATCCCAGCACCGGTCCACGCACGGCCCAGTTCCCTAAGATAGTCATGTACTTCTTTCGGTGACATCGCGGGGATGCCCTTCATATTGCTTATTTCTATATCAGTTGTTCCCATGTGAATCGTAAATGATTTTTTGGATTATATATTCGTGTTGCTTGTCTCCGCTTAAATAACATTTCAGGATTGTTATGCACATCATACTCACTTCCCCTGCGCCCCCACTCAGACACCATAGCATCTTTTACTAAAAAACAATGATCCAAGAAATGTACATCATCAAAACTCTCAATTCTGGTTACCAATCGTTTCATCTGCATCCGCCATGACGTGAACGTGCCATTCCAATATCCGGTGAAGTCCTCATCAAATCCTCCTATATTCCAAAACATTCCCCGCTTCATCACGAAACATTCTGGGTGGCGTTTTGCATCCTTCCATTCTCCTGCTTCATTCTTCGCCAGCCGCCGTGGTTTATACACGCATCGCTTCTCCAGATCCTTTGCCAATAACTTCTCCGCTGATTCTGCGGGGAAAATCAAATCAATATCACAAGTCAAAACCCAATCCTGCTCATCACCAAAACGCATAGACAGGTTTCTGGCCCCTCCGTGGTTCCAAGGGATGTTCTCCACAACTCTATACAGTTCAATAGAGATATTCGATTTTTGCCCCATCAAAACATCCATAGCGGGGTATTTAGGTGAACCATCATCCACGATAATCACCCGGACCCTGTCCCGGATCTCTTCCGGATACTCTGACCAGTATTGTAAATGTGTCCGGAGCATTTCCGGGCTTTCGTAATATGGCATCGCTATGGTTAAATTTTTCATATAAATCCCTCCAATAATCCTGCTGCTGTTTCCCACTCTGTAGTGGTAGGTGCTTCAACAGGGATAACAATACATCGGCAATTATGTACAACTACTCCTTTTGCCACATATGATTCATCCTCCTCCACACTAAAATTATATAATGTACGTGGCTTTTTAATTCTCCAACGCTTTATACTGATAATCTCTAATGGGATAGATCCATATTCCCCTAAATGATTACATAATACCCGGGATAACTCTTCTTCAATTTCAGCCATCTCCTGATTTATCTTAGATCCAGAATATCGAAGAACAAACCATCCTTCAGCTTCAATACTTTGTTGACGCGCTAAATCCCTCTCTTTATCCTGATGCCAATACTCACCGTCACATTCAATAACTATCTTCAATTCGGGAATAGCAAAATCAACGTTATACCGTAAAATAGGATACTGAGAAACGTAATTCACCCCCAACTTCTCAAGTAAATCACACATCCGTTCCTCAATCCAAGTCATCTTATTACTTTTCCGATGTTTTGCCATACGAGCATTCAATCGTTTTTCAGGATAATGCTCATATAAATTCAATAAAGATTTAGTTGCCTTTTCCCGAGTCGCTGGATCATTCATTGGATTATTATTCTTCATACGATCTGAAGAAGCAGCCCGTAATTCAGGAGTGCTTGTGAGATGTCTTCCACTTTCCCGAATTTCTTTATTTTGCAAGACAAAATTCCCTTCTTTTACCAATTCCCTTACTTTTGCATTAGCCTGTTTCGTTATTGTATTTTTATCTCTTATTCCTAAAAGATATTCACGATGTAATTGTTTTGATGCTTTCTCAGACATATTCTTTCTGTGCTCTGGATCAGCCCATTGTTTGTCTGTAACATCTAAACTCAAACAAGTCCTAGAACAATAAGTTCTAAAATAAGGAATCTTTACCCCACATCTTTTACATTCATTTGCTAATACTTGTACTGTATTCCCAATCTTAAATTCTCCAGCTTTTTTCCATCGTGATAAACGTCCTACTTTCTTTACTAAAATAGGATGATCCACAGTCATAGAAATATGGAAACCTCCTTTAAATTCAAACTGAACTACTTCTGGAGATTGTTTTGCTGTCCTGATTAATTCTGTAACTTTTCGAAATCTATGCTTATGTGTTAATACAAAATCACCAACTTCAATTTTACCAATTGGCTTCCATCCACTAGAAGTGTAGATTGGAATTTGTGGATCTATAAAACAATTTGGGTGGACTGGTATCATATGCTCAGCCTCCTTCAATGTATATCTGTTACCATGATACCCGGCACACTCATCACACACCCGATCATCACCAGCCGTCACAAACTCTGCTACCACTTCAACTCCCCGTACTCCCCAATTCTTATATTCTTGCATATTAGCAGCATGATGAGCACGAACTACTTCTGTACGGGCCAATGTAGCTGCTCTCCGCTTGGCTGGTATAAACCGGCCTATTGAATCTGTGATACCTAACTCACCGGCTCCAGACCCATTAATGGTTGCTACTAATTTCCTGGCTAGGATCCTGGGGTGGTCACCATCCACAAGCCCCTGGGCCAGTATCCGACTGATCTGTGTATCCATCGCCGTGGTAATCCCTTTCAAATCCTGGAACACCCTAGTATATAACAATCCAACCCGGTCTATATGGAACGGGGTGCCCATAATCGCCTCCACTCCTCCAAACACTTCTCCGGTGGGTGGTACTGGATACCCTGCCTTGCGCATCTCCGTACGCGCGCGTAACACCCCCCGCTTGTAACTATCCTGTACATATAAGTTGGTCCAGGATGATTCCACTGAGCTACCTATGCGTGAATAGTTCGCCGTTTCAAGGATCCCTTTCTCAACCTCCCTCATCAGCCACTTCATAAAACCGTTGAGCTTGTCAGCAGTACGGGGGAAATCAAACGCATACTTTCCCGGGGAGCTAAGTGTGGGGGAGTATGTTTGAGGCATAAGACCAAAACAATCATCCTCCACAATAGCTTTCCGGATTACCGTAATGAGGGCATTAAACCGCCCATTCATAGCTCTCACCCATGCATTACGCAACGTCAAAGTCCGGGTGGGATCATACTGGTTGATCTGAATCATTGAATATGTGGCAGTTGTGTTCATACAGTCGGCGTCCTCCTCACTGGTTTCTTTTTCTCTGGTTCTTTTTTCTCTTTCTCCACCGCTTCTTTCTCCTCAAGCAGCCCCTCCTTCTTCATCATCGCTTCCTCCTCCGCAATGCGCTTCTCCTCCTCAATAACGGCATCTTTGAACATTTCCATAACCTTCTCCCTCTGATCTTCGTTAAGCCCTAGAAACAGCTCAAAGAAGGCTTCTGGTGGCATTATCATCTGTGCTAGGGGATCAGCCGCGTATGCTTTCAATGCATCGGCTCGTATCTTACCCACTTCTGCTTTGTCCTTGTCGGAAGGAGCGAACAGGTCAAGCCATTCAATTTGATACTCTTCAGTAGAGGGCTTAGGTAGAATCCCGCATTCAATACACATATCCACGAATGGGCGGATAATGTTTGCCTCAGCATGCTCTTCCCTCCGGGTCTGTATCACACCGAACCAGCTGGACTCATCCTGCGAGCTAGCCAGCTCTCCTCTTTCACTCCCAGTCAGGATCCGTTTGGGGATGCCTGTCTCAGCAGAAATCATTTGTATTTGTACATCCACATGCTCAGAAGGACTACTGACCTGTAATTCCAAAGCCTTAAATTCCACCCCCTGATTCACAAGCATTCGGCGGAGGTTGTTTTCATACTCATCAATCTGATTCTGTAGGTCATCTTCCAGCGTTGCCCCAATATGAAAATCATCCTTCGCAATAGCCTGGTAGCCGGGACGTGCTCCCCTCCAAAACATCTCAGCGGAGCCTCCCACAATCTTCTCCAGGTCCAGCAGCCGGTTCCAAACACCCTCCATCACCGGTACTCCCTCAACTTCACTCTCCAATAGCTCCCTGGTAATATGTAACACCCGGGAGTGGTGGGCTACAAATGTATCCGTGGATTGTCCCCCAGGACTGGTTACAGTAATATTATATGTCTCAACAAGGCCAAACCGTGGGTCAGCGGGATTGTTCACATATGAATCTATTTCAGCATGACCCTCTCCCAACGGTTTCACATAATTGAGTTTACGCTTGGTACCCTTTGCTGGGGTGGTCCAATCTTCCACCTTACTGGTGTCGTTGAAGCCCAGGAGCAGCACCCCGTATGTACCAATGGAGGAGAGCTTGTCAATACGTACAAATTTGCTCTTCAGCTTCAATTCCTTCTCCAGCTTCTTCCATGCCTTCTCCAACACGGTGTCCTCATCATCACCGGTTTCGGTAATCACCAACGGTCCCTTCCAAGTGTATTGTATTGGGCGGTTGATAACAGCGCGGGCGATGTCTTGACGATTATACCGGGCGGCATAATCAGCATATTGGATTGTGGTGGGATAGCCCAGCGCCTGATAGATGTTCCGGTCACCGTCATATTGATAACCCAAACGAGCAGACAGAGAAGCCCGGTTGGTCAGCTCTGAAGCGAATGTCATCAGCTCCGTTTTGGAGTAACTATCCAATGTCTTGGCTTTTGGTTCTCTTCGTTTCATATCTTATTTGTTTTCGGCATCAGTCCTCCGCCAATCAATAACTTGCTTACCAGTAATGAGAAATACTATAAATGGGAGGGAGTAAATCAACGCTGTATGTCCCTCTTGGCCTAAATCCATAATGAAGGAATATACCAGCACTACAAAAGCCATTAATTTCGACCATGTTAATGTTATTGCTATCTTCATTATTTCTTCCTTTTAAAGAGGGGACCAGCACCCACTCCGGCCCCCCTTTGTTAAACTAAAAACTATGAAAAAACTACTACACTGTCTTTGGTTCCTTTGATTTGAGAAACCCTATAAAGAAATCCACGATTGACTTAAAAAATAGTATGTTGGATGATCTCAGTCCTGCTGCGGTTGCCGCTGATAAAGCGCCCCACAATAATATCTCATACCATAATCCCTCTGCTAAATATCCTATGTTGATTGCCCCAGCTAAAAAGGAAAGCCCCACGGCAAGAATAACCACTACAGCTATCTTCAGGAAATCATCAACCAGGTAGAGGAGTCGGATCACATATTCACCAAGAAAGGAAGCCACAGCGGCAACCCCCAGATAAGTGGCAAAGAACACGCCGTAATTATCATACAGGTCTTTCCAGTCTGCAACGACTGTTTGAGAGAGCAGTGGTGCGAGCATCAGCACCATAAATCCGATTAACAATAACATTCTTTTTTTCATCTTACTTTGTTTTGGTTAAACATTAAATTATATCAATTGTAATTTCTTCACCTCGTTTTGTAGCGGCTTTCATTTTCTTCACCATCCGCTTCTCATACTTAGTACTGTTCAGCACCATTCCCTTCCTCCGATTCTCCCCCGGGCCTATACACCCAAAACTATCCTTCGCTGTATTCAGCCGGTGGAAACGGATCCCCGTAAACTCCGGCACATCCAGGATCATCGGCAGGAGCCTCCCAAACTTCGGACTCATGCTTAATTCCATTTTATAGATCCCATATCCAATAGCAGTTTCCCCAAATACCTTCTCCTCAATATTCAAATCCCGGTAATGGTCCTCAATGGTATCACAGAAGTACTTACCTTCCAAATACAACCTACCAATGGTGTAATCTGGTCCCAGGTATATTCTATGTAGTTTCCACTTCATCGCACGTGTATTATATGTAACCATAATACGATCACAATCACAACCGTCACCGCAGACAACACCACCAACCAAATCCTGTTGCCATAAATCATGGATATGTATTTTTTAAAATACTTTTCAAACATCTTATCAATCAATTCTTCGATCTTATTCAACATCTTTTCATCCCTATCCACAATCCACTTCATCAACTCCCTCGGACAATCTTCTGGCTTAATGATTGGAAAATCAGCTTCAATCTGTGACTTTGTTTTCTTTTTTGTTAATGTTTTTGGTGCCATGGCTATTCACTATTTAGAGTATCTATAAGTTCAAACTGTATATCATGTTCAAATAATCGTCCCACTCCTGATCCCACTCCTGGGACCGTGTCAATGAATCGGGGAGGAGCGGGCAAAACATCCCCATATTCTTGTTTTTTTTTAAAATAGTTTCCACAGCATCTTGCATCGCATCATCCGTCATCTGCTTCTGGTTACGGATATAGAACTTAGCAGCACTCTCCATGTCCACCATACGCTGACCCTGCTTAACTTGGGAACCCATAATATCTTCAAGCGTGTCCTGTATCCCTGTAATATCCTTTGCCATGAATCCCAACTCCACATTATTATACTCCACCATTTCCAGAATATCAGTCTGCTCATCCTTCAGCCCATCGAAGAAAGTGAACACCCCATACAGAATAGTAATACTGCCAGCGGCAATCCCAAAGCATTTTAATATGGTCCAGAATAGTTTCATAACTCTTTCATTTTACTCGCAGGGGCATTTGTCCATGATTCATATATTTAAATTCCATTAGGTTCTATTAGCGGTTATGTACTTTGCTATGATGAGAATTTGTTTCATAATTCATAAATAGGTATTGCAAATCCGACTATTAAACTCCAACTCTTTAGCCACACCTTACCGTGATCCGGTATGGTATTCATTGACTTATCATAAATCGAAGTGGTCCCGTTATAAAGTAGTGGTAAATCTCTCGTGGCGTTGTAGAACGAATCAAATAAACTGAGCCGGATAAAGCTATAACTCAGAATGTAACTGAGCGCCTCTGATCGCTTTACATGGAATACGAACGGTCCACCTATTGCGGCTCCAATCTCAGCGGCGTGAAGGGCATGGCTCCACTCTTTCTCCCCATTGTCATACAGTCCATCCGCAACAGCCCCCAGTGCTACCGTACCGATATGATACGAAGCTACAGCAAGTCCTTTCTTCCAGTTCTGAGCCTGACTATTTAGACTTAACAGACTTAGAATTATCGTTACTAATATCAGTCTTTTCATCTTTGATTAGTTTATCATCTATTTTTCGATCCTTAAACTCCTGTTGTGAATTGCTTTCAAATTGTAATTTAACGATCTTTGGCACAGCTGTAAATAATGCGGGAGTCTCGGATGGTTTGTTAATAGTCCTTTCATGAGTCTTACGGCATACAACTAGGGTTATAGGATCACCATCTGCCGAAACATCTGAATCCGTCCATCTATAAATAACATCTTTTGTAACTGTTCCGTTATCAGGTAATAATTCTACATCGCTAGTGGTATCCGTTTCTGCATTAATCTCATCAACGGCTGAGGCTAGGTCAGGATCATCTAACAACCTTTCAGGAATCATATACCTACCATCGGGAAGTTGTACCGACCTAATCTCACTGAATTTACCAACCAGTTTACTTATAGGATTCTTTAATATTATTACTTTCATGATATGACTCCTTTCCCGCTAAAATCCATTAAGACCTCTAAAGCATCAGTGACAGCATCTAACTGCGCCTTGCTCATAGCTGATCCGGCCATGAAAAACGATTGTGTATAAGTAGCAAATTGTGAGGCTGTATCATTAGCGTCTTTTCTTGCTAACGAAGCCCATCCGGGAGGCATTGCTTCAGGATTTATATAATCACCACTTACAGATGTAATCGTGGATGTTGACTTATTATTATAACTTTCTTGATTAGCTGAGTTGTCTCTCGACCCGGCAAACACTCCATCGGTATAATCCTCAACAGCTACCTGAGTATTCGTTTTTGTTGGTAAATAAGTACTAGCACCAATGATATACAAGTAGTTCCTATAATTCCGATAACCACTCATCCCATTTTGCGTCCCCGACCTTGATATATAATGAAACTGACAAGCATCATTTAATAAATAATGTGTGAACTCTGATTCAAGTATATTATGATTTAACCAAGCAGATGATCCATCCCCAGTAAAACCTACAAGAGATGTAAATGTGGGTGAATTAACCATCGTTGAATCATGAGTACCTGGATTCCTACAATTAATCAATGCTTCGCCATCTGCATTACTATGTTGAGCGAATAAGTATATC